CTATCTATATGGCGGAGAAGGAGCGTGTCCGTTCCTGTCCTCACGAGTTAATAAGCTGTCTAATTTTGTTTTAATTTTAACTTCTTTTGATGGCCCACCAGGAGCACCGGGATAAATATATACTCGCTCGATAAACTGATGGATGATGTTTGATTGCGTTTGCCTATCCTTGCTTTTAATACCTTTTAATTGGGACAGATAGTTTTTTATGCCTTCTTTTGATATTTCGGGGGTAGAAGCAGCTCGTATTTGAATATCAGTTAGCCTAACTTCAAGTTGTAGTTTTTTAGCTTCGGCATCTTCTAATCTTTGTCGAGCAAGAGGACTATCGAAACCATCTAATATTTTATCCAATAGCTTGTTGGCGTCCTTAGTGATGCTGGCAAGCTCTTTTTTTATTTGCTTTTCTTCTTCAGCTGCGCTTTTAATATATATTTTTGCATTTTCGGATATCCACTCTGTAATGTCTGTGATAGTATCTTTTGTCATAAGACTTTCTAAGTAGTTTAATACTATATTTTCTATTTCATCTCTATTGACACTATCTGCATCACACTCTTTAGTGCGCTTTTTGGTACTGCACTCATAATATTTTTTTGGTGTTTCGGTTGCAGTGCGCGGATTGCCTCTGCTACTACCAACATAGGCACCTTCACATTTACCACAAAATAATAACCCTGAAAGTAAGTAAGGTTCTTTTGCTCTGTTTTTACCACTCTTATTATTTTGCATTTTCATCATCGCCTTTTCAAAAATTTCATGACTAATGATTTGTGGCATACCGCCCTCAATTCGTATTATCTGCTCGTCTTTTTTGTTTTCGTGGCCATTTCTTTTACCAAAAGCATCTTTAGCCGCCGATCGATTATATATGTAGGTACCGGTATATTTTTCATTGCTTAGTATATCATGCAGACTGTTTTTAGCAATTATTTTACCTCGTTTACCATTTATATTGTTTATCTTCAGCCAATCGGCTATCTCAGTATATCCAACACTGTTTATGTAGGCTGTAAAGACATATCGTATTGCATTGGCTTCTTTTTCATTTATTATGTATTTCCCATCGGGTCCTACATCGTAACCGAGAGGAGGTACACCCCCGGTATGTCTACAGGAAAGAGCTGTTTCTCTCAATCCTTTCATTACTTCACGACCAAGGTTCTTAGAATAATACTCAGAAAACCCTTCTAAGACAGATTCAAGCACAACACTTTCCGGGCTATTATCTAAATGCTCTAACACAGATACTAAGGATACTCCGGCTTGCCGTAGTTCTCTTTTATAAAAAGCATGATCATATCTGTCTCGAGAAAAGCGGTCAAGCTTATGTATGACTATAGTATCAAATTTTTGACGCTTAGCATCGTTAATCATATTTTGAAATTCGGGTCGCTGATCAGATCGAGCAGAAAATGCACGGTCAATATATGTGCCTGTTAACACCCAATTATTTTGTTTGGCTATAAAATCGGTGCACGCACGAAGTTGTGCTTCGATACTTTCTTCACGCTGCAGCGATGAACTATAGCGTGCATATATTACGGCTCTCATGATTGATTACCCTCTTTTAAAATTTTGCTCGCAGTTCAACGACTTTACCGATTATGCGAATAGGTATCTTCTCTACTTGCTCCGCATTATAGTACATTGGCGAAAAAGCTGGATTCGTAGAAATAAGACTTATTCCATTATCATATTTCAATACTTTCTTACACGTTGCATCTTGACCATTAACAAGCACAATTGCTATGTCTCCGCATTCAATATCTTCTTGTTTGCGAACTATTACAACATCGCCTTCGCTAAATTTAGGTTCCATAGATTGTCCATTTATTTTTAATGCGAAATAATCTCCATTGGAAGCCATCTCATTAGTAATCTCTTCATAATCAAGTACGTCTTCAATTGCTTCTATGGGAACACCAGCGGCAACTTTACCCAATACTGGAATTTTAACTCCTGTTTTATAAAAGCTTCGTTGCTCCGAAATCTCTTTAAGCGCATCTTGGTCTATTGCTTTCTGTATAGCGTAGGCTTTTCGAGGATATCCGTTGGAATAATCCAATATGTCTTGGTTTAGTTCTGCTAGAAAGTCCCCGTCCTCATAATCAATCGGGTCATCTGTTCTTCCTAATAAATAATCGACCGAAACATGAAAATAGTCTGCGATTTTTGCCATCTTATCTTGCTTAGGAACACTGCGCCCTTTTTTCCAGTCGCTCAATGTTGCAGTGGCTATGCCTGTTTCTTTAGATACTCTATATGCGGTCACGCCATTTTCCTGGAGAAGTTGCGCAAATCGTTCATACATAAATATGAGCACTCCTTAACCCGTAAAATTACCTAAGAAATCTTAGAGAAAACGCTTGACTCGCTAAGAAATGCGTGATATAGTAATGCCATAGCTAAGAAAACTTAGCTAATTCATTAAGAAAGTCAAGTGTTACGGTTATATTTGATAGTTTTTAAATCAACAGTAGAAATATATCACATTTCCGTAATAGTTGCAAGTATTTTATTCAAAAGGGGGCGTGCTTTTTGTATTCAAGATTTGCTGAATTGCTGCAAGAGCGTAAGTTAACAGCTTATCGAGTAGCGCAAGCAACGAACATTTCAACATCAACGTTAAGCGATTGGAAAAGGGGGAGAAGCATTCCGAAAGTTGATAAGCTTCAAAAAATAGCTGACTTTTTTGGGGTGCCCGTTACTTTTTTCATACCTGATGGGACTGTAGATGATTAATAAATGCTATTCGATAAAGAAGGAGCTTTGTAAGATGTCAAATATTACGCTACCGGTTGAATCAATAATTAAATTTGATCACACCGGGATTCTCAGTATAACTCATACTAAAACAGTTAATGTAGAGCTGGATCAGAAGCTTGTTGATACCTATTTAACGCTAATGGGAGGTTCTACAGACGATATGGTTGAGCAAGTATTTAAGGGGAGAGCAAACAATGAACAAGCTGTTTAAGGAAGTAAAAGCATTTGTTCAATTTTTAATCGGAGTGGGTATTTTGGGTGCTGCTGGCGCGTGTCTTGATAGAGATAGATTATCTTTTGAAAACATGGTTCTTATTATGGGCGTCTGTATTATTGCACTGCTAAAAATTGAAAAACATTGTCCCGATGAGGGGGTAAGCGAGAATGAATAACAGTAGAAGAAAAGACCTTCGGGGAATTATTGATCAAATTGAAGAGCTAAAAGGTTTATTAGAAGACTTGATGTGCGAAGAAGAAGAGTTTCGCGATAACATACCTGAAAACCTTCAAGGCTCAGAGAGATATGAAAAATCAGATGCTGCCTGTAATGATATGCAAGATGCACTTATTTACCTTGATGACGCAGCCACTTGTATTGAAGCAGCAATCGGAGATTAGTAAAAAGGGGGTTAATGATGATAAAAACTAAAGTACTTATTGTTCTATCGGCCTTAGCTTACATAGCAATTTGGGGATATACAATTTGTATTGCAAACATTATTAAAGTAGATCCATTTCCTACGTATACAACGACTGCATCTCCAAAATCAGTAGAAACGCCAGAACCTTTGCCTCGCACAGCACCTGAACCTACACCTGAAACAATGACATTTATTGCAACAGCGTATTGTTCCTGCGTCGAATGTTGTGGAAAGTCTGATGGCGTGACAGCCTCAGGAGTAATAGCGAAGCAAGGCGTAACAATAGCCGCTGACTGGAAAGTGCTATCGCGCGGAACAGTTGTTTATATCGAAGGAGTGGGTACAAGGACAGTACAAGATAAGGGCGGGGCAATTCGAGGCAATAAGATAGACATCTATTTTGATAGCCATGAAGACGCTCTTGAGTTTGGAAGAAGGACCGTAAAATTAACAATCATTAAATAGAAAGGAGGTGATAAGCATGAAAGCAACTGGAATAGTTAGAAAGGTTGATGAGCTAGGGAGGCTAGTAATACCAAAAGAGCTGCGTCGCATCTATTCAATAAACGAAGGTGATCCGGTCGAGATATTTACAGGAGAAAACGAAACTATTATTTTGAGAAAATATGTTCCGAATGAAACGCCTGAAGAAAACATTGGAAGAGTAATTACGGCTATTAAAATTGATGGGCATATAAAACAGGGCGATGTTGTTATTGAAAAACTACAAAAAGCTATAGCCCTTTTAATGCAAAAAAATTCACAGCCAGCTGGAACTGACTGCGAACTATAAGAACCCATTTATTAATTAACAAACAAAGTATACACCTAACCGAAGGGGGTTGTAAAGTGCAAACAATAAAATCACTTATTGAGGGCAAAGAACTTAAAATCGAAATATGTAAAATATGCGGGCAGACCTTTGTAAGCTACGGAGACTGTAAACCAAGAACGACGCAGAGTTATTCTTGCCCCGAATGTGAGAAGTTATTAAAGCGAAAGATTACAACCTACAAACGTAAAACATTAAAAACCAAATTAGTAACAAAATTATTTATTTAAGGGGGATACATATATGGAACCAATTTTAACAATTAAAATCGAAGCGCCCGAAATCGTAAATGCGATCAATAACCTATTTGGTGCCTTGCTAAAACCAGAAGCAAGAGAAATAAAAATGCCCGAAATCACATCAATTTCAACACCCATACCAACCACTAATCAGCCAATGACTCAAGCACCTCAGCCAGTAAACTACAGCGCTACAAGTGAAACAACATTACCTACCGTAGAGCGTACCTACACATTAGATGAATTATCATATGCAGCCACTCCACTAATCAGCCTAGGGAAACAGCAAGGTCTTATAACTCTTCTAGCTGAATTTGGTGTTCAAGCATTAACTCAATTATCGAAAGAGCAATACGGTGCTTTTGCAACAAAACTAAGGGCATTGGGGGCTAAAATATGAGCAGCCATGCTTTGCTTTCTGCAAGCAGCGCTCATAAATGGCTAGTTTGTACTCCGGCAGCTCGGTTAGAAGAGCAATTTCCTGAAATAACAAGCCAATATGCTGAAGAAGGTAGACTTGCTCATTCTATAGCAGAACTAAAACTTAGAAAACAATTCGTAGAACAAATGAGCACAAAGTCATTTAATGCAGCGCTTAAGAAACTACAGGTAAACCCGTTATATAATCCTGAAATGCTCACGTACACTGAAAACTATATAGATTATATATCACAACAGATTCATGCATACAGCTCACGTCCGTATGTAGCAGCTGAACAAAAACTAGATTTTGCAAATATTGTTCCTGAAGGTTTTGGAACGGGTGACTGCATCATCATTGGCGGCAACGTATTACACATAATCGATTTTAAATATGGAAAAGGCGTGCCGGTTGCAGCTGAACGTAATCCTCAAATGATGCTTTATGCGATAGGTGCAATTAACGCTTACCACTTACTCTATGAAATTCGCCACGTGAAAATTACTATTATGCAGCCACGTCTTGAGAATATAAGTGAGTGGGAATTAACATCTGAAGAGCTTAGACAATGGGGAGAGACAATAAAAGAAATAGCGCAAAAGGCATTCGAAGGTAAAGGCGGCTATGTACCTGGTGAGCATTGTAGATTTTGTAAAGCAAAAGCAACCTGCAGAGGAAGAGTACAAGAGTTCTTAAGCCTTGAATCTTTTAATCAAGCAATACCGCCGATTATAGGTAATGAAGAAGTTGGTGAAATACTCAAACGAGGCAAATTACTTGCAGCTTGGCTGACAAACCTTGAGGAGTATGCGTTAAACGAATGCTTAAACGGCAATGAAGTACCTGGATGGAAAGCAGTAGAGGGTAGAAGCACAAGACAGTTCCTAGACGCTGATAAAGCGTTTGCAGTAGTTAAAAACGCCGGATTTGATGAAGCACTACTTTATGAACGTAAACCAATCACTTTGACAAGCGTAGAAAAACTACTCGGCAAACCAACATTTAAAGAGCTACTAAGCGAACACATAAACACGCCACCCGGAAAACCGACATTAGTCCAAAATGCAGACAAGCGACAACCAATAACACGAACAAGCGTAGAAAATGATTTTAAAGGAGAAATTGAAAATGAGTAACAACAATCCCACATATGTAGTAACAGGAAAAGTTAGACTAAGCTATGCACATTTATTCACCCCGTATTCAACAAATGGCGGAGACGCAAAATACAGCGTAACAATATTATTGCCTAAAAGTGACTATGCGACAAAACAACGTATCGACGCTGCAACTAAAGCAGCTGCTCAAGCGGGGATATCTGCAAAATGGAACGGAGCACAACCACCAATCATTGCAATGCCAATACATGATGGAGATGGTGTGCGTCCTTCAGATGGCATGCCTTTTGGAGATGAATGCAAAGGTAATTGGGTGTTTACTGCTTCAAGCAAAAATGCACCACAAATAGTAGATCTAGGTCTTAATCCAATCATCAACCAAAGTGATGTTTATAGCGGAATATATGCAAGAGTTTCGATTAATTTTTTTGCATACAACAGTAACGGTAAGAAGGGTATAGGATGCGGTTTAGGCAACGTACAAAAAATTGAAGATGGTGAACCCCTAGGCGGACGTACAAATGCATTGGATGATTTTACGAACGGTACAACTCAACAATATGGATCACAAGCACCGCAGCAATATGGACCTGCAGCACAATATAGGACAGCCCCTCAAACAGTTAATCCTATAACTGGAATGCCGTACGATGGGCTACCATTTCAGCCATGAGACACCTAAGCATTGACATAGAAACATATAGTGACATCGATTTAAGGAAAGCGGGATTGTACAGGTATGCACAATCCCCTAATTTCCAAATACTTTTGTTAGCTTATTGTTATGATGGTGGACCAGTACAAATAGTAGATTTAGCACAAGGTGAAAAAATGCCTGAGCAGCTGCTTGCTGATATTGTAGATCCAAATGTCATAAAACACGCTTACAATGCTGCTTTTGAATGGTATTGCTTAAGTACGTTCATATACAAAGATCCTAATCCTTGGCCAACTATTAAACAATGGCGCTGCACGATGATGCATGGACTATATTGTGGTTATACAGCAGGATTAGCAGCAACAGCTTTGGCTTTAGGATTACCGGAAGATAAACAAAAAATGAAAGCGGGATCTGCTTTAATAAGGACATTTTGTGTGCCTCAAACACCAACAAAATCCAATGGCTACCGCACTAGAACTTTATCAACACATGAGCCTGAAAAATGGAGTCTGTTTAAAGAATACTGCAAACAAGACGTTGTAACAGAAATGGAAATAGAGAATATGCTTTCTGCGTTCCCTGTTCCTGTCGGAGAACAGAAACTTTGGGTACTTGATCAACAAATAAACGCCCAAGGTATTGCAGTGGATCTAAATCTAATTGAAGGTGCTTTATACTGCAATGATAATGTTACCGAGGAGCTGAAGAAAGAGGCTGTTGGAATATCTGGGCTCGATAATCCCAAAAGCGTGCAGCAATTGTCTAAGTGGCTCGAAGATGAAACGGGAGAAGAGATCACTGATCTTCAGAAAGAAACCGTCAAAAAATTAATCAAAACGACTGATAGCGAAACAGCAAAACGTATGCTTGAGATCCGCCAAGAATTAAGTAAAACAAGCATCAAAAAATACACCGCAATGGACGAAGCTGTTTGTTCGGACAATCGTGTTAGAGGGCTATTACAGTTTTATGGGGCTAATAGGACAGGTAGATGGGCAGGACGCCTGGTACAGGTTCAAAACTTGCCACAAAATCATCTTGAGGTGTTATCTCATGCTCGTATGTGCGTTAAAGATAAAAATCTTAGTGCTTTGAAAATAATATACGGCAATATACCGGATACGCTATCACAGCTTATAAGAACAGCATTTGTACCATCTAAAGGCAACATATTTCTAGTAGCGGATTTCAGTGCAATAGAAGCAAGAGTAATTGCATGGCTTGCCGGCGAACAATGGCGGCTTGATGTGTTTGCGACTCACGGAAAAATATACGAAGCCTCTGCATCAGCAATGTTTGGTGTCGCAATAGAAAAAATAACAAAAGAAAATCCGGAATATGCGCTAAGACAAAAAGGCAAAGTTGCAGAACTTGCACTAGGTTATCAAGGTGCGGCTGGTGCGTTAATAAAAATGGGTGCTCTTAATATGGGGCTAACTGAAGAAGAACTTCCTGAAATAGTCCAACGTTGGAGAAGAGCAAATAAAAGGATAGTAGATTTATGGTACACCATAGAAAACGCTGCCATTGAAGTTTTACAAACAGGTATGCCTGTAGGAATAAAGGGTTTGATGATAGCTCATGAATCAGACTTTGAGAACCACCAAGATTTTTTAACAGTAACGCTGCCAAGCGGTAGAAAACTATTTTATGTAAAACCTTTTTTATCCGCTAATCAGTGGGGAAACCCAAGCATCCACTATTACGGAATGGACCAAACGTCAAAAAAATGGACCGTTACAGATACGTACGGAGGGAAACTAGTTGAGAACATTGTTCAAGCTATCGCACGTGATTGCCTAGCAGTATCAATGCTAAGGCTACAAGAAAGAGGATACCAAACCGTAATGCATGTACACGATGAAGTCATCATCGATGCGCAAATGGGATCCAGCGTAGAAACAGTTTGCAATATTATGGGCCAGCCGATCGATTGGGCACCAGGACTACTATTAAAAGCTGAAGGGTTTATAACAGATTATTATAAGAAGGAGTGAGAAAAAATGCAAAATGATCTTATGTCTTTAAATAACCATTTGTTCGCGGAACTCGAAAGGTTAGGTGACGAAGAGATGTCCGTAGACCTACTTGAGAAGGAGATAGAGCGAGCAAAAGCAATAACCGCAGTCGCTACACAAGTCATAGCAAACGGGGCATTAGCACTAAAAGCAAAAATAGCGGTCAGTGAAAGCTTAAGTCGCGATATTGCGCTTCCTAAAATGTTGGAGGGGTAGGGAATGGGAATTTACGCATATCCTTCAGAAATAGTTGATTTTATAACGGCTAATGTACAAGGAACCACAACAAAAGAACTCGTTTTGATCACAAATGCAAAATTCAGTACAGATTTCACAGAAAGCAAAATGAAAAGCTTTAAGACGAATCACAAGCTAAAAAGCGGAACTCCTGGTGGATGGCCAGTTGGCAGATTTTCGGATTCGTATCCGGAAGAAGTTTGTAATTTTATTGAAAATAATCATATCGGTGTTGGGCATAAAAACATGGCAGAACAGTTAAATAAAACATTCGGTACGAGCTATTCAACATCGCAAATGAAATCCTATTACGGAAGACATAAACTAAACAGTGGATTAAAAGGGTGGTTTCCAAAAGGGAATGTTCCTCCAAACAAAGGTAAAAAGGGAATATGTGCGCCAGGAAGTGAAAAAGGTTGGTTCCAAAAGGGGCAAGTGCCGACAAATCATAAACCGATTGGAAGCGAGCGCATAGACGTAGATGGTTATACCCTTATAAAGATTAAAGAGCCAAGGACCTGGGCGCTAAAACATAAACTGATCTGGGAAGAAAAAAATGGTCCTGTTCCTAAAGGCTATGCAGTTATTTTCGGAGACGGCAACAAACAAAATCTTGATATAAATAATCTTCTCCTCGTTTCAAGGAAAAAGCTTTTAGTCATGAATAGAAATAGCCTTATACAAAATGAAACTGAGCTAACAAAAACCGGAGCTATAATAGCAGACATTTATATGAAAATTGGGGAACAAAATAAAAAACGCAGTAAACAGAAGGAGTAATACTCCATGCAATTAAACAACGATAAAAAAATCAATATCAGCGCAGCTGGCAGTCGTAAGGCAACGAATTGGCCAACACAAACGCTTTTTATATCAGAGTTATATGATCGTTTGCGTACACCTGCACGTGGAACTGAAGCATTAGCCGAATACCTCAGACTACCAAAATCAAAACAAGACGATTTAAAAGATGTAGGTGGTTTTGTTGCAGGCACCTTAAAAGATAACAGGCGTAAAGCTAATGCTGTTATGGGTAGGGATGTCATCACTCTTGATCTTGATAATATCCAACCTGGTTACACGCAGGACGTACTAAAACGCATAGAAGCATTAAAGTGTAATTATGCGGTCTATTCAACGCGTAAGCATAGCGAAAACAACCCGCGTTTACGTGTATTGGTGCCTCTGTCACGTACTGCTACAGCAGACGAATACGAGCCCTTGGCGCGTAAATTAGCAGCTATTATAGGAATTGAGTTGTGCGACCCTTCAACGTTTGAAGCATCACGTCTGATGTATTGGCCAAGCAGTTGCTCAGATAGCCAGTATGTATTTGTATATGGTGATAGTCCGCTTTTAGATACAGACGGCATGCTGAAGCTATATGAAGATTGGCATGATGTAACACAATGGCCTGATGTACCAGGTGTACAACAAAACCATACTAGACTTGCATCAAAACAGGGAGATCCAATTAGTAAGCCTGGTGTAGTAGGTGCGTTTTGTAAAATCTATGACGTATACAAAGCAATTGATGAACTTATACCAGGGGAATATGAGCACTGTGATTTTGAAGGAAGATTCACATATACGGGCGGCAGTACTACTGCCGGCGCTGTAATTTATGAGAATGGTAAGTTTCTTTATTCACATCATGCAACGGATCCTGCAGGGGGTAAACTTTGCAACGCATTTGACCTAGTAAGATTTCATAAATTCAGCGCATTGGACGATGAATCAAAGCCCGAAACACCCGTTAATAAGCTGCCATCGTTTGTGGCCATGTGTCAATTTGCAGTAGCTAATACCTATGTTGCTGCTTTACTTAATAAAGACAGATACGATAAAGCAACTGCAGAATTTGAATCCCCACTAGAAGAGGATCCAAATTGGATAACTAAATTAGCTATAAGTCCTACAACAGGGGCGCCAGCTAAAACAATAGATAACGTTTTAATAATCCTTGAGAATGATCCCTTATTAAAAGGTAAGCTTGCTTTCGACGAGTTTGCCAACAGAGGTTTAGCACTTGGTACTTTGCCCTGGGACAACCGAAATAAAAGGCGCATATGGACTGATCCGGATGACGCTGGTATTCTTCACTACTTAGAACACGCATACAGCATACAAATTGCTGATAAACGAATGTTTGCAGCTATGACGATATGCGCACAAAGAAATAAATTAAACGACGTGCAGGATTATTTAACATCGTTAGAGTGGGACGGAGAAAAAAGGCTGGACACTCTATTATTAGATTATCTTGGTGCTGAAGATAGTGTATATACGCGTGCAGTGATCCGTAAGAGCTTAACTGCAGCTGTAGCACGTGCAATGGTGCCAGGTTCAAAATACGACTACATGCCAATTTTAGCGGGTCCTCAGGGCATAGGAAAAAGTACTTTTTTGCGTTTGCTCGGGTTGCGTTGGTATTCAGATAGCTTACAAACGTTTGATGGTAAAGAAGCATCTGAAATGATTCAGGGTATATGGATAAACGAGTTGGGAGAGCTTAATGGTCTATCAAGGTCGGAAAATAACGCCGTAAAGCAATTTCTAAGTCGCACAGAGGATATTTACAGGGAGCCATATGGTAGACGTACAGCAATATATCCTAGACGTTGCGTATTTTTTGGTACAACGAACGATAGTGAGTTTTTGAGAGATAGAACAGGGAACAGAAGGTTTTGGCCAGTTGATGTTGGATTAAATGAACCGACTAAAAACATATTCAAAGAGCTTGAAACAGAGGTGCCGCAAATATGGGCAGAAGCTTTTACCTATTGGAGACTTGGAGAGCCTTTATATTTGACCGGAGACGCTGAAAAGATATCTTTGAAAGAACAGCTTACGCACAGAGAGAGTAACGCCAAAGAAAGCATAATACGTGAATTTTTAGATAAACAAATACCGCTTAATTGGGGCGAGCGTAATTTGCAGCAACGTCGTATGTATTGGGCGGGGGAATTCGAACGTAGTGACTGTCAAACTAAAGAGCGTGATAAGGTGTGTGCCGCAGAGATATGGTGCGAGTGTCTAAACGGAGAGATTAAGTACATGAAAAGAACAGACACCGCTGAAATTAACGGCATATTATCCGGAATAGAAAGATGGCAAAAGCATCAAGGAACACAAAGATATGGGTTCTATGGACCAGTCTCAGGTGGTTATGATCGGGTGTAATTTCAAGTGTAATTTCATTGTAATTTGTAATTTCGCGAAATTACAAAAACTAAGCTTTTTGTAATTTGTAATTTTAAAATTACGCCTAAAGTTACGGTTACTAAACCAGTAAATATAAGGGTTATAGCTATTTTGTAACTTTGTAACTTTAATATCTTATAAAATAATAAATAGGTAAGATAGGCGGTACACGTAACGCCTAATGTGCCTGTACGTAATATACACATACACGTGTATAAGAGAAAGTTACAAATTATTTTCGGAGGCAAGTAAAAAATGGATGGGTGTGAAAAGTGGTTAAAAGGAAGATTGTCAAAAGGCGCAGTATTATGTGACATCATTAGGGAAGAAGCAAAGAAGTATGGTTTTAACCGTAAACAGCTTAAAGAAGCAAGAAAAAACATCGGGGTAAAAACATACCATCAGTTTGACGGCAAGGTGGAAACAGAAGACTGGTATTGGTATTTAGGGGAGCGTTTGTTTTGAGAGAAAAAGTAATTGAAGCATATTTGAGAGACGAAGTTAAGAAAATGGGCGGGAGGGCGTATAAGTTCGTAAGTCCAGGAAACGATGGTGTGCCTGATAGATTAGTGCTGTTGCCTGATAAAAAAATAGTATTCGTAGAGACTAAAGCACCGGGGAAAACCTCAACAACTCTGCAGAAAAAGCAACAAGAATTTATAAAGTCGTTAGGTTTTAGTGTTGTAGAAGAGGACAGTAAAGATGGGGTAGACGCAATTTTAAGATATATGACTTTCAAGGCAAGGAGCTAAAGGCATGGAATTTGTACCACACGCGTATCAAGCATATTGCATAGACCGAGTCATTAACGACAATGCGGTAGGGTTGTACCTAGAAATGGGATTAGGTAAAACAGCAATTGTTTTAACAGCGATAAACGATTTAAAATATTATCGTTTTGGCGTATGTAGAGTGCTTGTAATCGCGCCAAAAAAAGTAGCTGAAGCAACATGGAATAAAGAGGCCTATAAGTGGGATCACTTAAAGCATTTGCGTATAGTACCGGTTTTAGGCAGTCAGCAAAAGCGAATTAAAGCACTAAACACACCAGGGGACATATGGGTTATAAATCGTGAGAATGTACAATGGCTTGTTGATTATTATCGCAATGCGTGGCCATTCGATATGTTGGTTATCGATGAGAGTAGCAGTTTTAAAAACCACCAGGCAAAAAGATTCAAAGCGTTAACTTGGGTGAGACCCCACATTAAGCGTATCGTTGAGTTGACAGGCACACCGGCGCCAAATGGTTTAATAGATCTATGGGCACAAGTTTATTTGCTGGATGGTGGGCAGAGGCTAGGGAAAACGATAGGCGGTTTTAGGCAAAGGTATTTTGATCCTGATCAACGTAACGCACAGCAAGTTTTCAGTTATGCGCCAAAGCCTGGGGCAGACAGTATTATTCAAAATTTAATCGGTGATATATGTGTAAGCATGAAAGCTGAAGACTATTTGCAATTGCCCGATTGCACGACCGTAGACGTGCCGGTTACGTTAGAGCCTAAAGCAGCTGCAGCGTATAAAAAACTTGAGCGTGAAATGTTACTTGAAGTTGATGAAAATACAATAGATGCAGGAACCGCAGCTGTGCTTACAAATAAGCTTTTACAACTTTGCAACGGGGCTGTATATGATGAAAACCATAACGTAATACACATTCATGATAGCAAAATCGAGGCGTTTTTGGAACTAATTGAAAGTTTGAACGGTAAGCCGGCAATGGTATTTTATAGTTTTCGTCATGATCTAATCCGGATTAAAAAGGTGCTTGAAAAATCAGGGCTAAAAGTAAAACAACTTGAAACGCCGCAGGACGAAACGGATTGGAATAACGGTGAAATAGATATTTTACTTGCACATCCTGCAAGTGCTGCATACGGTCTTAATTTACAGCAAGGCGGTAATCACGTTATATGGTTTGGTTTAAATTGGTCCTTGGAGCTATACCAGCAAGCCAACAAAAGGCTGCACAGGCAAGGTCAAACGGAGAAGGTAATTATTCATCGCCTTGTTGTTGATGGCGGAGTTGATGAGGACGTCGTTGTAGCTCTAGAGGATAAAGGAGCTACACAAGACAGATTGATGGAATCCTTAAAAGCTAGGATTCAAAAAGCAAAAACTAATAAATAGTTTCGGAGGATTACATGATGGGGGCAAAACAGTATCTACAGCAGGCAAGATGGTTAGATAACACAGTCAATGCTAAACTTGAGCAAATAGAGAGATTACGTAGTTTAGTTGAGAAGATTACAGTTGAATATACAGGAGATGTAAAAGTCACTGCATCTCATGAAAACGATCAGCTTGCCCTCGTTGTAGCTAAAATAATGGAGTTAGAAAAAGATATAAATACTGATATCGATAAACTGGTAGATTTGAAAGCTGAAATAAACAGTACATTGGCATTAATGACAAATGATGCATATAGATTAATCCTCACAATGCGATATATAAACTGCCTTCCCTGGTGGCAGATATCATACGATTTACAGTCAGATATGCGTTGGGTATATAGAATGCACAAAAAAGCTTTAAAAGAATTTGAAAAAGTTCTAATTTGACCATTGAATGTCACTATAATCTTATGATATTGTTAAGCTACAAAAGTATCGAGACATTCCGCGAGGAGTGTCTTTTTTATTTGTAGGGATGGGCATGACATCAAAAAGACGTAGATTAATCTATGTGTAGTCGGTGGGGACTTGATGTTTAATTTTCAAAAGGAGTGTGCAAGCAATGGATTTAACGGTTTTATTTTTAATAGTTTATATGCTGCGTTATTGGATACTAGCAGTTGTTAGTCTTTTAATAATTGCTTGTGCGCTTTACATATGGTCGTACAAACGAGGTGGTAGCTAATGGCCAAGTTAACTGAGAAACAAAAGCTGTTTGTAGATCAATATTTAATACTAGATTTAAACGCAACTCGTGCTTATAAAGCAGCTTATCCTAGCTGCAAAAAAGATGAAACGGCCAATGTAAACGCAAGTCGATTGCTAAGAAATGCTAAGGTTCAAGAATATAAAGATCAACGTATAAAAGAACGTGAGCAAAGAACAGAAATAACTCAAGATAGGGTTCTAAAAGAATATGCTAAGCTTGGATTTTTTGACCCTAGAAAGCTTTTTAACGCTGATGGAAGCCCTAAGGATATTAATGACTTAGATGATGATACTGCAGCTGCTCTTGCTGGGCTGGACGTTATGGAAGTTTACGAGGGTGCTGGTGAAAATCGCGAATTTGTGGGCTATTGTAAGAAATATAAACTTACAGATAAAAAGGGTGCTTTAGATAGTATTGCAAGACACTTAGGTATGTTCACCGATAAAGTGAAATTTGAAGGCGACTTAAATGTTAATAATCCATTTGCAGGTCTTACAACAGAAGAACTAAAGAAGCTGATTAATAATGGATTATGAGTTAGTTAAGTTATATGCAAAGATAGAACTTGCACGACGCGAGTTCTTTTATTATTGCAATCTTAAGGCCCCCGATTTTTATAAAGCTGAAAGAAAGTATTTAGTTGAATTTTGCAACGATCTTCAAGAGTTTTATGAAGGTGACGAGGAAGTATTGGTAGTGACCTCACCTCCAAGACATGGGAAATCAAGAACAATTGGGTTATTCGTTGAATGGGTATTTGGAAAAAATCAACAAGAAAAAGTGATGACCGGTTCATACAATGAAGACCTATCCACAAACCTTTCCAAGAAAGTTAGAAATGATATTCAAGAGAAGAAAGCAGACAAGTATAGGGTGGTATATAGCGATATATTCCCTGGCGTTGTAATAAAACAAGGCGATGGCGCTATGAATATGTGGGCGCTAGAAGGCGGAGATAATAACTACCTTGCAACATCTCCCACAGGTACTGCTACTGGCTTTGGAGCAACAATTTTAATAATTGATGACCTTATTAAGTCCGCACTAGAGGCGAATAACGCAAACACACTTAATAAACACTGGACTTGGTTTACAGATACAATGCTTTCAAGGCTCGAAGAAGGCGCTAAAATCATAATAGTTATGACTAGATGGCACTCACTTGATTTAGCAGGAAGAGCTTTAGAACATTTTAATAGCATAGGGTTAAAAGTTAGACACATATCTTTTAAGGCCTTGAGAGACGACGGATCTATGCTATGTGATGAAATTTTATCAAAAAGATCTTATGAAAACAAAAGAAAGACAACAAGCCCGGAAATTGTTGAAGCAAACTACCAGCAAAATCCAATCGATATTAAAGGTAGGTTATATACATCTTTCAAGACGTATACTGAGCTGCCAAAAGATAAAAAAGGCAATCTGCTGTTTACAGCAATTAAGAACTATACCGATACCGCTGATACTGGTGATGATTATCTTTGCAGTATAAACTACGGTGTATATCAGAAAGAAGCATATATTTTAGATGTTTTATACACAAAAGAAGGCATGGAAATAACAGAGCCGGCAACTGCAAAAATACTTTATGACGGTGAGGTTAATGAGGCAGATGTTGAATCAAATAATGGCGGAAGAGGGTTTGCGAGAAACGTTGAAGGTATTTTGACACACCAATATCACTCAAATAAATGCCGTATAAACCCATTTTATCAGTCGAAAAACAAACAATCGAGAATGCTATCAAATAGTACATGGGTAATGGATCATATATATTTTCCTGTTAATTGGGCTGACAGATGGCCTGAGTATTATATGTCAATGTCTAGGTACCAAAAAGAGGGCAAAAACGAACATGATGATGCAGAAGATGCAACTACAGGAATCGCAGAAAAAATTAACCAAGGAAGCACGTTCAGTTTTGATTAATAGTGAGGTGAGAGTAATAAGTGTTTGAGTTTTTAGATTTCAATAGTGAAACTACACAAATTAATAATATTATAATGACTGGTGCAAGAACCAGGATGACGGATAAGCAGTTCTTAGAAAAAGAGATAGTTAAATGGATACGGTCGCCAGAGCGTAAGGCAATGATTATTGGTGAAAGATATTATGCCGGCGATCATGATATTTTACGTCGAGAACGTATGGTTATCGGCGAAGGTGGGAAGCTGGAAAAGATAGAAAATTTGCCTAACAATAGAAATATAGATAATCAATATGCTAAGATGGTTGATCAAAAAGTTAACTACCTCCTCGGCAAACCTCTTACATTCGACACTAAAAATAAGGCTTATTCAGATGAATTAAAACAGATATTTAATAAACAATTCCACAGGCAGTTAAAAAGCGCTGGTACAGATAGCCTAAATGGAGCAATAGGCTGGATATTTCCGTATTACGACAGTACGGGGGCATTGCGTTTTAAACGTTTTCCACCGTACGAGATACTACCTTTTTGGGCAGATGCAGAACACACAATACTGGACGGATTTCTTAGGGTATACCATGTGGAAGCATATGAAGGTGTACTGGAAAAAATAATCGACAAAGTCGAGGTATATGATTTAAGCGGTATACATAGATTTATTCTGCAGAACGGATCCCTTATACCGGATGTTGAAGCTCCTTCATCTTCTTATCTAGTAGTGATAGACGAAAAAGGGGAGGAGAATAAGTGGAACTGGGCTAAGATCCCGCTAATTCCACTCAAGTACAATGCCAAAGAAATTTCGCTTATTGCTCGTGTTAAGTCTCTACAAGATGGCATAAATGCAATCATTAGCGACTTTGAAAATAATATACAGGAAGACCCACGCAATACTATCCTAGTGTTGCGTAACTATGAGGGGACAAACCTTGCAGAATTCAGACGTAACTTATCACAATATGGCGTAGTTAAAGTTCGCACAATTGATGGCGTTGCAGGCGATGTTGATACCCTTACTGTAGAAGTTAACTCGGAAAACTATAAAGCTATTTTAGAGATATTCAAAAAAGCCCTGATAGAAAATGCAAGAGGGTACGATGTTTCAGAGTTGAGGAGCGCAGGTTCTCCAAATGAGATGAACATTAAAAGTATTTTTAACGATATTGACCTTGATGCTAACGATATGGAAACTGAATATCAGGCAGCCTTTGAGGAATTATTATGGTTTGTAAACGCTCACTTGGCCAATACAGGTAAAGGAAATTTCGAGAATGAAAATGTAGACGTAATATTCAATCGTGATGGCGTTGTTGTTGAGTCTCAAGTTATTGACGACTGCATTAAGGTTTATGGTGCGGGAGTGATTTCGCACAGGTCAGTTCTTGCACAATTTCCATGGGTTGATGATGTTGATGAGGAACTTAAACGCATTGAAGAAGAGAAGCAGAAAGAAACGGATGCAATGGATGAATACGCGAAAACATTTGGGAAAACAAGCAGTACACCAAATGATAATTCAGGCGGTGGTGTAGATGGCACCGAAGAGTAGTGGGTATTGGCAACAACGGTTTAATCTTTTACAGGAAGCGCAGCTGAAAAAAGGGCAAGAGTATTATTATGAACTTGAAAAACAGTATATAAAAGCAAGTAATAGTATTGAAAAAGAAATAGCCGTATGGTATCAGAGATTTGCAGATAATAACCAAATAACACTGCTAGATGCAAAGAAGCTTCTAAATAGCAAGGAGCTTAAGGAATTTAGGTGGACCGTTGAGGAGTATATCAAATACGGCCAAGAAAATGCGATTAATCAGCAATGGATGACGCAGCTTGAGAATGCCTCTGCCAGAGTACATATTAGCCGATTAGAAGCGCTGAAATTGCAGTTGCAACAACAAGTCGAAGTCTTATATGGCAACCAAACTGATGGCATAGATAAGCTTGCAAAAAGCATATACGCAGATGGGTACTATCATTCTGCGTTTGAGATACAAAAAGGATTTAATCTTGGCTGGAGTTTGCAAGCATTAAATGATAAGCAAATCGAAGCGGTAATCTCAAAACCTTGGACTAATGATGGTCTTACTTTTAAAGATCGATGCTGGACTAATAAAACGCAGTTGGTTAATGCGGTGCACACACAGCTCACTCAAACAATAATGCGCGGTGATGCTCCGGACAAAGCAATCAAAAATATTGCAAAACAGTTCGATGTAAGCAAGAACAAAGCTGGGCGGTTAGTAATGACTGAATCGGCTTTTTTTGCGTCTAATTCACAAAAAGACTGCTTTAATGACTTATTTGTTGAGCGATATGAAATAGTGGCTACACTAGACATGCACACAAGTGAGATGTGCCAAGAGCTCGACGGCAAGATATTCGACATGAAGGATTATGAGTCCGGCGTAACTGCTCCACCATTTCATTGCTGGTGCAGGACAGTCACGGTACCATCATTTGACGATAATTATACTGAGCGCGTTGCAAGAAGCGTTGATGGAAAGACATATTACGTATCAAGCGATATGAAGTATAAAGACTGGTACGCAAAAACGATTAAAGACAATCCAGGAGCTGAGGTCGCTTTTAAAAAGCAAAAGAATTTAGTGACCGATAAAGAGCAGTATAAAAAATATAAAGCAACACTCGGCGAAGAAAGTTTGGGGTCCTTTGATAAATTCCAGGATTTAAAGTATAATAATAGTGAAACATATAAAGCTCTTTCTAAGGATTACGAATCAAAGAAGCAAGCCGATTGGCAACGTAAAGTCATTGACGAAAACTCGAATATCAATGGATATAAAATACTCAATGATTCAAGTTCTATTCCCCAATGGGCTGCTGATCAAGCCAATCATTGGACAGACGAAGAAAAAGAAGCTTTGACATATTATACATCGCACGAATACTCAAGTATTAATGGCAGTTTGAGGAGCAAAGATAAGCCTAGCACATTCATCCAAGATAAAATAGATAAGATATCAAGTGCAATAGATAGAGCGGGCATAGAAGAAAATATTGTGGCGTGGCGTGGCACTCATTTAAGTAACTTCACGCAAAGCGAATGGTTAAAGGCCACCTCTATTGAGCAATGGGTGAATCGGACTATAGACGATAAAGCATTCTCGTCTTCTTCTTTGTTAAGAGGATCCGCATTCACTGGGCAACAAGTATTCATGCAAATACTTGTTCCAAAAGGCAGTAAAGGCGCTTACATTAACCCCATTAGTGAATTTAAAGAAGAGTATGAATTGTTATTCCAAAAGGGGTCGATATTCAAAATAGTTGACACGCAGCAACAAGGTGGTAAAATATTTATTAAGGTTATATACGAAGGAGTTGATGAATCATGAGTCTAGGAAATAGAATGGTGGATGCTGAATTTAATGTAAGAGCGCAACTATGTGCAGTGTGTAAAAATGAGCAGACTCATAAGTTTGACAACGCCCATCCGGAAAAGCCGACTATGACGTGCAAAGTACTTGGTGATATTCCAAAAGACATAGGTCTAGGTAAATCTTATAAATGCGAGTATTCTATTCTTGATGAAGAGAAATATGCTATCTATAAAGATGTCTTGCCGAAGGACTTTAATTTTAGTAAATAAAATATCAAATGTTTATCAAAGCATCTACAATCGTAGGTGCTTTTTTAATACCCTTTTTTCTGCAGGGCTAAAAGAACAGGAGAAAATTATCCGTTGCGCACGGAACAAAATAATGCGCACTGCAAAACGAGGACTGGCTCGATAAAAAGGATAGCAGATGGAGGTAATTATGTTAACTTGGTTAAAAGACATTTTAAAAGAGCAGTACACAGAGGATACCGACAAAAAAATATCCGACGAGATCGGGAAAGGATTTGTCGCAAAAGCAGATTTTAATGCGCTAAACGATACAAAAAAGAAGCAGGACGAAGACATCAAGACCAGAGATAAACAGCTTGAGGATCTCAAAAAGGTTGATGCTGAAGGACTAAAAGCGGAGATAGAAAAACTCCAAACAGAGAATAAAACAGCGCAGGAAACTTATGAAGCAAAACTGAAAGAACAGCAAATAGATTTTGCGATTGAAAAAACGCTTTCAGACGCGCAAGCAAAGAATATAACAGCTGTTAAAGCTCTTTTAAACCTTAAAGATGCTGAACTTGATGGGAAAAATGTAAAAGGTTTGGACGAACAAATTAAGAGCCTTAAGGAAAGAGAAGATACAAAATTCTTATTTAACACTCAAACACCAGCGAAAACCCAATTTAAAGGTTTCACGCCTGGCGAATCAAGCGACAATAAACCTAATACAAACACACAGCCATCATCACTTGCAGATGCAGTGCAGATGGCATTAACAAACGAATAATTGAAAGGTGGTCATAATATATGGCAGTAACACTAGCACAAGCTAAACTTAACGTACAAGACGCTCTACAGATGGGCGTTATCGACGAATTTGCAAAATCAAATTTTTTGTTTAATAACTTAACCTTTGATGATTGCGTATCCCCAACAGGTGGTGGGGCAACTCTTACATATGGATACACCAGACTCATTACGCAACCTTCAGCAGCATTTAGAGCAATTAACAGTGAGTATGTACCTCAGGAAGTTACAAAACAAAAATATACTACGGAATTGAAAGTTTTCGGTGGTGCATATGAGATTGATCGTATTATTGCTAGCATGGGTGGCATTGTTTCCGAAGTAACTCTTCAGATGCAACAAAAAATAAAAGCTGCAGCAGCGCTATTTAATGACACAGTAATCAATGGGGATAGTGCAGTAGACGCAACTGCTTTTGATGGACTTGAAAAAGCATTAACTGGCTCATCTACTGAAATGATTCCTACAGCAGCTATTGATTTGTCCACATCTTCTGCGGTGGATTCTAACTATAAAATATTCCTGGATGCACTTGATGAGTTTCTTATGGGTCTCGATGGAACACCATCATTCATAGCTGGAAACTTAAAGCTTATTGCTAAAATAAGGGCGTGCGCAAGACGTGCGGGCATGTACAATATAAGCAAAAACGACTTTGGCCAACAGGTTGAATCATATGGCGGCACCCCATTAATAGATTTAGGGGCAAAGGCAGGATCTAATAACCCAGTTGTTCCAATATTAACTGATGCAAACGCAGGGCTAACTTCACTTTATGCTGCAAGACTTGGCTTAGACGGCTTCCATGGTGTTTCTGTAGCTGGCAAATCTCCAGTAAATAGCTGGTTGCCTGACTTTAAGACATCTGGTGCTGTTAAAAAAGGTGAGGTAGAAATGGTCGCAGCAGTAGCACTAAAAGCGACAAAAGCAGCGGGCGTAATGAGAAAAATTAAAGTATCATAAGAGAGGGATTATTAATATGGCAAGAATATATGCTCCGGTGCAGGACTACAACGGTATATCTGCAGGAGTTCAATTTAATCTTGGCGTTGGTTCTACAACTAACGTCGTAGCAATTGCTTGGTTCAAGGCCCATGGTTACACGGTGGAAGACACTGTAGTAAATCTTGATACGCTAGATAAATTAAACAAGGACGTACTTATTGAGATGGCCACAGAGTTAGAGGTTGAAACTGCAGATAAAACAAAAGCTCAGCTTGTTGCAGCAATCAAGGCGTTGTTTGTGGTCGGTACAGTTACAATTACTTCTTCAAAGACGCTTAGTATTGTAGCTCTAGCGACATCACAGATCACGTCAACTGTAGCACCTACAACAGCTTACGATCAAGATTTAGTGTACATCTCAAGCGACGAGGAAGTTGCTACAGTCAGTGCTACTGGTCTTATCACAGGCGTTGCAGTAGGTGAAGCAACAATCACGGTGGCGTCACAGAAACAACCAACAGTAAAAGACACTATTGCTCTCACAGTAACCGCAGAATAAAAGGATGTGATTAAAAATGCTTGAAGATGTAACAAAAAGGCTCTTGGATTTTGGCTATACGATAACAGACAATGACACTTGGGTTCTAGGGTTCATCATTCAAAAAATAGAAAATCACATTAAAAATCAATGTAATGTTTCGGCTATTCCAGATGGGTTACATCAAACAGCGGTTGATATGGTATGCGGTGAATTTCTGCTTGAGAAGAAAAACATTGGACAGTTAACCATCGTGAATTTAGATGCAGCTGTTAAAAGTATTCAAGAAGGTGACACAAACATCACGTTTGCAGTAGGAGCCGGGAGCATGACATCTGAACAACGGCTTGATGCTCTCATCTCCTATCTTATGCATCCGGATGCTGATTATGCGTCGTATAGGTGCGTAAAATGGTAAGGGTAGCAAGAACAGCAATAGAAAGCTTATATACAGGTATATGTATTGTTACTGAGTATCAAGGGATAAAAGATGAGGTTACTAAGAAAACAAAATATAGCGAGGTAACTGTATTGACAAACCAGCTCTGTAAGCTGTCCTATAAGCAAATTAATAGTGCGGTACAGACTGAAACAGGATCAACAATATCACAGAGTACTAAGCTGTTTATCTCACCTGATGTCACGATTAAACCTGGTTCAAAGATCACAGTTACTCAAAACGGTGTGACCGAAGCATATAAAAACAGCGGGAAACCAGCTGCTTATGATACCCATCAAGAAATTGTGTTGGAGCTGTTTGAGAGGTGGAGTTAATTGAGCAAATGGGGCAGCTGCGATTTTAAACAATTGGAAACGCTACTTAAACGTATGGAACAGCTCCAAAAAAAAGACTTTGAAGCGTTTTGTGAATCATCTGCAAAAGAGCTAGCAGCTAGGCTTCTTGCTAAGGTTATAAAACGTACACCCGTTGGTCAATATCCTGCAAGTTCCGGCAAAGTTGGCGGAACACTAAGACGTGGCTGGACCGGAGAGGAAAAGAGTAGTGCAACAAAGTATGCTCAGGAGCTAATTATCACTAAATTAGGGAATGTGTATCAAGTTGAGATCATAAATCCTTTGAATTATGCTTCTTATGTTGAATTTGGTCACAGGACAGCAAACCATAAAGGATGGGTATCTGGTAGATTTATGTTGACTATTTCAGAGCAGGAGCTTCAGGCACAAGCGCCGGCAATATTAGAGAAAAAGCTCATGAAGTTTTTAGAGGGGGTTTTTGATGGATGACGATTAACGATATTAGTAACGGCATATCTATTAAGCTTAACCAATCCTTCGGTGATGGATATAAAATAAGTGATGAAAATATAGAGCAAGGTTTAGACGAACCTTGCTTTTTCATTTTGTCACTTAGCCCAAGCCAAACGCAGATGTTAGGCAATAGATATCACAAAAACAATCCCTGTGTAGTGCATTATTTTCCTAGTACAGTGGACAAGAACAAAGAAATGCATGGTATGGCCGACCAACTGTTTGATGTCTTGGAGTACATCACCCTAATTAATGGCGATGTATTAAACGGTACGGAGATGCATTACGAGATAGTAGATGGTGTTTTGGAGTTCTTTGTTAATTACAATGCATTTGTAATCAAAGTGACCGAAGCAGTTGATTCAATGGAAACGGCTACGATCGATAGCGGACTGAAAGGATGATGAAATTGCCAGAAAAAAAGAAATCTGGAACTGAAGAAACTGTGCTAATTGAAAAAGCAGTTTTTAGCAAGGCTCAGATATTAGCAAGTAAAAAGTACGTTGGCAGAGTAGATCTGTTGAATGTACTTTTAAACAATAGCAAGCTATATGCCTTGGAAGAGGTAGATAGCTTGATTGATAAATTTATGAAAGGTAAGGTGAAGTAACATGGCATTAGGTGGTGGAGTGTTCTTAACACAAAACAAGGTGCTACCAGGCACTTACATTAACTTTGTAAGCGCATCAAATGCAAGTGCGACACTATCCGACAGAGGCATCACAGCAATGGCTTTAGAGCTTGACTGGGGCGCTGAGGGTAGCGTATTTAAGGTTGAATCAAGCGGCTTCAAAAACAATTCATTGAAGATCTTTGGGTACGATTATACAAGCGAAAAACTAAAAGGTTTAAGAGATCTATTTAAAAATATCAAGACAGGATTCTTTTATAGATTGAATTCAGGCGTAAAAGCGACATGCACATATGCAACAGCTAAATATAGTGGTATACGTGGTAATGATCTTAAAATTGTAATTACTGCAAACGTAGATGACAATGCAAAATATGATGTATCAACATTCTTAGGCACAACTAAGTTAGACACTCAAACGGTTTCTACAATGGCTGGGCTAGTATCAAACGATTATGTCGATTTCATAACGACCGCGACTATAGCACTTACTGCCGGCACAGCTTTAACAGGCGGAACAAATGGCGAAGCAGTAACTGGCACACAGTACCAAGCTTTCCTTGATAAGCTTGAGAGCTACTCATTTAACACTTTGGGTTGCTTATCGACTACAGCTGAAATAATATCTTTGTTTGTTCAGTATACCAAACGTATGCGCGATACAAATGGTATTAAATTTCAAACGGTCGTTTATAAAACTGCTGCGGATTACGAGGGCGTAATATCAGTAGAAAACACTGTTCTTGACTCAGGGGCTAATACAGCATCGCTTGTTTATTGGGTAACTGGTATTGCAGCTGGTTGTGCTGTAAACAAGAGTAATACAAATAAACTTTATGATGGCGAGTTTACTGCTGATGTAGATTATAAGCAAAGTGATCTTGAGGCAGGAATCGAAGCAGGGAAATTCATGTTTCACAAGGTTGGGGATGCAGTACGCGTACTTGAGGACTTAAACACGTTTATTTCTATCACGGACGAAAAAGGCAGCGACTTTTGCAATAACCAAACTATAAGAGTGCTTGATCAGATTGCAAACGATATTGCTGTATTGTTTAATACAAAATATCTTGGTAATGTAGCCAACAATGCGGCCGGAAGGATTTCTTTCTGGAATGAGGTTGTTTCATACGACAAAGAACTCGAAAAGCTCCAAGCAATTGAGGGTTTTAGTTCTGAAGATGTTGCTATTACTGCCGGCACGGACAAAAAATCTATCGTAGTATCTAATGCAATAACAATAATAAACGCTATGACTAAGCTATATATGACCGTAGTCATAAGCTAGGAAGGAGAATATAAATATGCTAAACAATGTTAAAATGCTTGCTAAAGACTGTATAAACGCAAAATTGGCTGAATGTTTTGTTACAATTGAAGGTAATAGATATTTATTCATGCAAGTTAAAAAAATTGAAGCTAAATTCGAAAAGAAAAAGAGCTCTTTTGGAATTGTAGGGAAAACAGGCGCGGGGCATAAAACGACCGGGTGGGAAGGAACGGGATCAGCAACAATTTGGTATGGCTCTCCTATATTTAAGCAATTGCTAAAACGTTTTAAGGAAACTGGAGAAGATATATATTTTGATATGCAAATTACAAATGATGATCCGAATTCAGCTGCCGGCAGGCAGACAATAATATTAAAAGACTGTAACACTGATGGCGGAATTCTTGCTTCATTCGATGGAGATTCTGATGATCCATTAGAAGAAGATATTGACTTCACGTTTGAAGACTTTGAAATGCCTGAGGAATTTAAACTTCTCCTAGGTATGGTATAAGAAGGGATTGATGATAAATGGATTTGAGTTCATTTTTAGCGCAAAACGCTATAAAAGTAGATAATGTTAAGTATGCAGCATCTAAAAGATTTCTAGATGCTGACGGTAAACCTATGGAATGGGAGATAGGTTGCGTTACATCAACTGAGGATGAGGCATTAAGAAAAGACAGTACAAAACGTGTACAGATACCGGGTAAAAAATATCAATACACATCAGAGACGGATTATAATGAATACTTAGGAAAGCTAGCTGTTAAATGCACAATATTTCCTAATCTTAACGATGCGGAGTTACAGAATTCATACGGTGTAATGGGCGCCGAAACGCTACTGAAGATTATGTTAACTCCTGGTGAATATGCTGACTATTTAGCAAAAATACAAGAGATTAATGGGTTTGATCGAGAAACAGAAGAAGTGGTTGAAGAAGCAAAAAACTAATAGATGAAGGCGATTTTGACGCTAATATAGCTTATTATTGCCTTCATAAACTTCATATGCTTCCTAACCAGTATTTAACCCTTGATAAGTATGAAAAAGCTTTTGTTATTGCAGCAGTACAAATAAAGCTTGAAAAGGACAACAAAGAAGCCAGAAAGATAAAGAAAAAGTAGCTTTTTTTAGCAAAATAATGTATATTATTGGAAAACGATGGGGAGACGAGGGAAAAAATGGATACCACAAATATGAAGCCCAAGAACAAAAAAATGAATGGTTGCCTTATTATTGTCATTGTCTTTATCATAATATGTGGTATTAATGCAATTGTTATCCCAGCTTTATCTTTAGGTGACCCTTTCGCAAAAGTACAAGTAAAAGATGATGTTACAATCTATAGTAGAATTTCAAAAGAAGAACTGCTAAAAATCAAGGGAAACCCAGAATCAACGGAAAAATGGAACCAAACCACTCCGAATACTAAAAAAACATATAACATGACTATACTTACATATTCGAGAGGGAAGGAAGAGTTTATTCTATCTTCCGAAGGAAAGGTAGTAAGATATAATAAATACTTAACGGAAGAATATTCTAAGCAAGATAATGTTAGTAAGTATTTGTTGACTTGGGGGATTAAGACAAGGGATAGTATGACTATTGTTAGTAATTGGAATGGAATGCTTCGATGTCAATCCGTCAGCGATAATGTAGCAGAAGTATGGTATGTAACCGACATATTAAAAATTACGTATGATCTAAGGTATTTTGACTAAATAAATATGATTTAAAGCACTTGTAAAAAGCAGGTGCTTTTTTATTTGCAACTAAAGGGGGTGATGCGATGGCAACTATTAGAACATCTATACAGATATTTGATGGTATGACACCAGCTTTTAGATCGATGACAAATGCTATGAATATAGTTTTAAGTAGCTTTGAATCAATTCAAGCTGTGTCTCATAATGCTATTGATATAAACAGTATACAAGCTGCGAGGCAAGAGCTTGTTAAGGCAGAAACAACATTTAATGGAATCGAACAGGAAATTAGAACGGCAGATCAAGCACAACAAAATTTCAACAATGACATGAAGAACGGTCAAGGAGCAGCAGGTGGGTTGATCAGTAAAATCAAAAATCTTGCGCTAACAGTAGGTATCGCTTTTAGTGCGAAGAATGTTATTAATTTGTCTGATTCAATGACCCAAACTTCCGCACGACTGAATCTAATAAATGATGGGTTACAAACACAAGAGGATTTACAAAATAAAATTTTTGCTGCTGCTCAACGGAGCAGAGGAGCCTACAATGATACGGCAAGTACTGTAGCAAAATTAGGGTTGTTAGCAAAAAACGCTTTTAGTGGTAATGACGATACCATCAGATTTACTGAGTTAATGAATAAGGCTTTCGTTGTGTCTGGTGCAAGTCAGACTGAGTCGACAAATGCCATGTATCAATTAACCCAAGCAATGGCATCCAATAGGTTACAAGGTGACGAATTAAGGTCAATACGTGAAAATGCGCCTATGTTAATGGCAGCAATAGAGAAATTCACCGGCAAATCAGGGAAAGACCTACAAAAAATGGCTGAACAAGGAGAAATAACCGCAAGCATAATTAAAAACTCTTTATACACAGCAGGGAATGATATAGAAACAAAATTTAAAGAAATACCTATGACTTATGCTCAGGTTTGGACTAATATACAAAATAAATTACTCCAATCGTTTCAACCGTTAATTACCGTTATCGGGCAAGGCGCACAATTTATTTATGACAACTGGTCAACACTTGAGCCAATTTTTGTTGGCCTAGCGACTGCGCTAGCAATATTTACAGGTGCATTAATAGCTCATAAGATTGCAATGTGGCTGGCTGTTGATGCAAACAAAGCATTTATGATCAGCTTATTAACAAATCCTTTATTTTATGTTGCTATCATAATAGCTGTTATAGTTGCAATGATCTATAAATGGATTCAAAGCGTAGGCGGAGTAAATATAGCACTTATGATACTGCAAAACAATGCTCTCAATACATTCAATAATATACAGCTTTTTTGGGCGTGGGTAGTAATGAAGTTTATTAATGGTGGAGAAAATATGAAACTCGGTATGTGGGGTGCTGTTATAGGAATTCAAAATGCCTTAGGTAACCTGAAAGCAAATGGATTGATGGCAATTCAAAATTTTGTAAATGGCGCTATTGATCTGATTAGTAAACTAATCGAAACGGTTAATAGGATACCGGGAATATCCATTGAAGCTATTTCTCAGGTTGCTTTTGGCACAGAAGCGAAAATACAAAATGAAGCTGAACAAGCGGCAAGGAATACAGACTTAGCCAATTACAAAGCGGAGATTGATGCTAATGCAAAAACGCGACTTGAAGCATTTCAGAAGCAAGAAGCCGCTGGGAACGCTGCGGCTGCAACACGTCAAGCTGCAATTTCAGCAGCGCAGGTAGAAGCTGCTAAAAATAGTGGCGTAACGGATTTACTAGGTCAATTAACAAACAGTGCTGCGAGTACAGCTGCAAATACAGCATCAGCAGCTAAGTCCTTAAGTGCTACAGAAGAAGATCTTAAATACTTGAGAGATCTTGCAGAACAGGAAACAGTTAATAGGTTTACTACAACTCAGATCACAATTGATATGACGAACAATAATAATATAAGCTCTGATATGGATATAGATGGGGTTGTATCAAAACTCGAAGAAAAGCTTTATGAGACTATGCAAGTAGCAGCAGAGGGGGTGTAAGGTATGCCGTATTACGTATATATAGATGGTGTACAATTACCTGTAACCCCCTCAAAGCTTGAGCTTAAGATCAATAATAACAATAAAACTGCAACGCTTATTAATGATGGAGAGATAAATATATTAAAGACTCCAGGGCTTTCAGATGTGAGTTTTGAGATTTTATTACCTGCCGTTAAATATCCATTTGCTAAATATCCAAACGGAATATTTAAAGAGCCGAAGTATTATCTCGAGAAAATAGAAGCTTTAAAGGTTAATAAAAAACCTTTCCAATACATCGTGACCAGAACAAAACCTAACGGGGCTTTAATGTTTGATACAAATTTGAAAGTATCATTAGAAGACTACGCTATCACTGATGATTATAAAGATGGGTTTGATACGACAGTATCTATTAAACTTAAACAGTATCGAGATTACAGTACAAAGACAATAAAAATCACTCCACCTGTAAGCAGTTCCTCATCAGCAAGTGCAACAGCATCAAGTGCACGCACTTCTTCAAATTCGGCGGCAAAAACATATACGGTAAAAAAAGGAGATTGCCTCTGGAACATTGCTAAAAAGTATTTAGGTAATGGTAGTCGATACACCGAGATATACAACTTAAATAGAGATAAGATTAGGAATCCTAGCCTTATTTATCCTGGCCAAGTTCTTACTTTGCCAAGTTAGGGGGGCATATGACTAACATCGAGTTATTTACCCAAAACGGGCAAACGATATATATCCCACCTATAGAAGACGGCATAACGTGGGAAACAGAGAGAAAGAATACTCCTGGTAAGCTTACTTTTTCGACTATCCCAGATGATGTTTTGAGCATTACTGAAGGTAACCCGGTAAGCTTTAAAGTTAATGGTACAAACCTGTTTTACGGCTTTGTGTTTGGTAAAAAATATGATAGGGATCGAAAAAAACAAATTACTGCTTATGATCAGCTGAGATATTTTAAAAACAAAGATACTTATAACTACAGTAACAAAAGAGCTGATCAAGTGGTTAGTATGCTAGCGGGGGACTTTAAGTTAAACGTTGGAACACTTGAAAATACGGGGTATATTATACCTTCAAGGGTGGAAGAGAATAAAACATTATTTGATATATCGCAGATGGCCATTGAACTTACACTGCAATATAAGAATGAGATGTATGTGCTGTATGATGACTTTGGGAAATTAATGTTACGGAATATAGCAAATATGAAAATCGAATTACTAATAGATGAAGAGACAGGACAGAATTTTGATTACTCGTCTTCAATCGATGGTGAAACTTACAACAAAATTAAGCTTTCGTATGATAATGAGGATGCAGGAAAGCGTGAAATATATATTGCTCAAGATTCAAGCCATATAAACGAGTGGGGTGTGCTGCAGTATTTTGACACTATCGATGAAAACGTAAATGGGAAAGCTAAAGTAGACGCTCTGTTATCCCTCTATAATAAGAAAACACGTAATCTTACAATCAAAGATGCAATAGGGGATATACGAGTGAGAGCCGGTACAATAGTAGCAGTAAGCTTAAAGTTGGATGATATAACGATACAAAACTTCATGCTTGTAGAGAAAGCAAAACACACTTTTAAAAACAATGAGCACACAATGGATCTTACTTTGAGAGGTGATACGTTTAGTGCCTAATCTAATAACGACAATAAAACAGGCAGCTATGGAAGCTTATGAAGCATCTAGTCCAGTTAATATCGTGTTTGGAGCTGTGGTAAGCGTAGCTCCTCTTAAAATAAAACTAGAGCAAAAACTTACTCTGGAAAAGGCAAATCTTATACTTACTCAATCAATACCGGCTTTGTCCGTAAACGATAAAGTCGTGTTGATACGCATGCAAGGCGGACAAAAATATCTCATTATAGATAGGGTGGTGACATAATTGATACCTAATGTAAGTAACGACCTACAATTAGATTTTGAGATAGCGGAACAGCCAAATAAAACTTACAAACTAGACACCAATAGTAATATTATAGTTGGTTTTATAGACGGCTTAGAAGCGGTAAAACAAGCCATATATTTGATGCTGAATATCGAGAGATATGAGCATCTTATATATTCTTGGAATTATGGGATCGAGCTTATAGACCTATATGGACAGCCACCACCACTCATTCAATCAGAAATAAAAAGGCGAATAACTGAAGCATTGACGCAGGATAGCAGAATCATTAGCGTTGATGCTTTTTCATTTGAAACTAATAAAGGTAAGGTACACGTCACTTTTACAGTTAAAACAATTTATGGAGAGGTAGACGCAGAAACGGAGGTGAGCGTTTAGTGTACGAAAATATAACATATGAAACAATTTTACAGAGAATGCTTGATAAAGTACCAAGCGCAATAGATAAGCGAGAAGGATCTATCATATATAACGCACTTGCTCCGGTTGCAGTTGAACTACAAAATGCATACATTGAGCTTGACGTTGTTCTAAACGAATCGTTTGCAGATACGCAAAGTATTGACTACTTGATTAAAAGGGCAGCTGAACGAGGAATAATGCGAAAGCTTGCAACGAAAGCAATTTTAAAAGGTGTGTTTAATATCGATGTACCTATTGGATCTCGTTTTTCACTTGATATTTTGAATTATACCGTTACAGAAAAGATAGCAACCGGTGAATATAAACTACAATGTGAAACTGCAGGTAATTTAGGTAATACACAATTAGGGTCCTTGCTTCCAATCGAGTACATTAGCGATCTTACAACAGCAACATTAACAGAGGTTTTGATACCTGGTGAGGACGATGAAGACATTGAATCGTTTAGAGTGCGTTATTTTGCTTCTCTCGATTCACAGGCGTTTGGGGGTAATATTGCAGACTATAAAGAGAAAGTTAATGCTTTAGATGGCATTGGTGGGGTCAAGGTGTATCCTGCATGGAATGGCGGGGGAACAGTAAAGCTTGTAATAATTAACTCATCATATGAGGTGCCAAGCACAACATTGATAGCTACTGTTCAGACTGCTATAGACCCTACTGAAAACGCTGGCCAAGGGGTAGGCATTGCCCCTATTGGCCATGTTGTAACAGTTGAGGGAATAGACACAACTACTGTTAATATAACAACTACGATTACTTATCAGAGCGGTTGGGCATGGGTTGATGTAGAGACTGCAGTAAAAGCAGCTATAGACATATACTTTGCAGAGCTTAGTGCAACTTGGGCTGATAATGACAACTTAATAGTACGCATTAGCCAAATTGAAATAAGACTACTTGATATATCGGGTGTTGTAGACATTGCTCATACTTTGATAAATGGTGCTGAAGAAAACCTTGTTGTGCCGGCAAACAATATCCCTATAAGAGGTGATGTTATTGGATAGATTGTTAATCAATTATCTACCGGAAGTACTTAGGGAATATCGAGAATTCAAGGCGATAACGAGTGCTGAACAAGATGAAATGGATACTTTATGGGATGCGTTAGCCAATGCTTTGACAGATCAGTTCATATGGGATGCGACTGAGAACGGCGTTAAAAGGTGGGAGGCTATTTTAAAAATATATCCCAAAGCAAGTGATTCACTTGATGACCGTAAATTTAGAATAATCGCTAAGATTAACGAGCAATCACCTTTTACAATTACCTCTTTAAATCAACAGTTAACAAATCTATGTGGAGCAGACGGGTATACATCTATACTGCAAAATACGATATATAAATTGATTGTCAGAGTGGCTCTTACACGGAAAGCAAACTATGATGACGTTGAAAAATTATTACGTAGAGTCGCACCGGCAAACATAGATGTAGATCTTAGTCTGTTATATAACCAACATTCTTTGCTTGCAGGATATACCCATATGCAGCTTAGTACATACACGTATAATCAAATTCGAAATGAGGTGATGATTTAATGGTGACAAACACAACAAATTACAATTTAAAGAAACCAGGCGTTGATGACTTTTATAACGTCGCTGACGCTAATAACAACATGGATATTATAGATGCTAATTTAAAATCTGTAAGCGACGTTGCAAATACCGCTAATGTAAAAGGCGATACCGCTTTATCACATATAGCGGATAGTGGTATTCATGTAACTAGCGCGGATAAAACAAATTTTGCAGATAAATATACCAAAACTGAGGTAGATAATAAGTTCTCGGCTTTTGAAACAGGCATCGATTGGAAAGAAGCTGTAGCCACATATGCAAATATTGTAACGACGTACCCTAATCCTGTTGATGGGTGGACTGTAAACGTAAAAGATACCGATTACACATACCGTTATAATGGTTCGGCTTGGGTAGCGATAAGTGCAAATGCAATACCTAAAGCCACTGCTAGCGTTGACGGCTTGATGGCCAAAGAAGATAAAGCAAAGCTTGACGCTACAAATGTGGAGCAAAGTATATCTAGCAGATTATCGTCTTTATTTAAAAACGGTATTGTTCCAGACCAAAATTATTCTGCTGGGGATTTTCTACGAGTAGAATCAAACGCGCCAGAGCTGATGTCAGTTGTTATATTACCTGGCAGCATGATAATAGATGGTTATCAATATACACTCGCAGCCAATGCGTATCTGTCGATTGACATAATACAAGCACAGGAAGGTAGAATCGATAGAATAATAGTTGAGCTTAATAGAAGTACGCATACTTTTACATTAAAAGTTCTGAAGGGCCAAACAAACGAAAGCGGGCTGGAAATTGCTCCGACTTTAACGCGTAACTCATCTGTGTATCAAATGTCGCTGGCTCAAGTACATGCGCAGACGAGCGGAACGATAGCAAACATTACAAGTGAGCGAATAGATGAAACAGTTTGTGGCGTAGCTAGAGCAACGCAAAGCATTCCTGTTGATGGTTGGGTATCAGCTAATGAAGCATGGACATATGCAGGAGCAGATAGTCCTGTATTTACAATTACAGTACCAGGGGACGTAACTGGTAAATACTCTAGGGGTATGCGCTTCAAATTAACTCAAGGAGTAACAGTAAAATATTTTATTTTGGTCGAAAAAAGCTATTCTTCTCCAAATACTACATTGACTTTATTTGGTGGCGATTCGTATACACTTACAAATGAAACAATAACAAACAATTATTATTCGAGTGCTAAGGCACCTTATGGGTTTTCAGTTGACCCAGATAGATGGACTGTAAGCGCAACCCTATCATCTGATGTTGTACAAAACAATCCTGTTCCGAATACGTATTATAATGCATTATCAATAGTTGCTCCAATTGGGTTGTGGCGTACAAAATATGATTGCTCAACTTTTCTTTATAGGTCTACTACCGGAGGATTACAACACATGATTACACTATCTACTGCAAATAACACAGAATCGGATAAAAGATTTACATGCGACTCCCTTACTAACCCTGTAACTTATTTCGGGGCATCTGTAAGTAAAAACAACAAAATATTAAATGTTGCTACTAAAACTACATATTATTTAAATTTTGCTACACCAGAGGGTGGCGTAACATCAATAACCATCAAAGGCACATTTTGCCCGATTGAAATCGGGCTAGAATGTGCTTATTTATAAAAACAAAAATAATAGGAGGTCATTAAAATGTTTGAAAATGTAATGGATAAAAAATTGGTATTTAAAGGAGCTTTAGCTAAGTTTGCTAAAGCTCCTAATACTATAGTGCTGCATCATAGCGGTGCTAGTGCTGATCAATCAGTAGAACAGATACACAACTACCATATAGGTAAGGGTTGGTTAGGTATTGGCTACAATGTACTTGTCGATAAAAACGGTGTTGTGTATTGGGGTAGAGGCATTGACTATGTCGGAGCACAATGCAAAGGATATAACGAAATAAGTGTTGGTATATGCGCAATAGGTGATATGGAACACAATCAAATGCCGGACGCACAAAAGAAATCAATCATTAAGCTTATAAAAGAAATAAAAGAGTACTACCCATCCATAACCAAAATAGTAGGGCACAAGGAGCTATCAGCTACAGATTGCCCAGGCAAAAACTATCCGCTTACAGAGATCAAGGAAGCAAAAGAAGTTGTTCCAGTACAAGCGACAGTAAATGGCCCAGTTAAAGTAACTTATGACTTTAAAGCATTACAAAAGTTACTGTTCACTGATCCTAAACAAATTGATAATATACCAGGCCCAATAACATTAAAACATTGCCCTACAATAAGAAAAGACAGTTTAGGCGATATTGTAGTATGGGTACAAAATCGATTGAAGTATTTAGGTTTTGACTGCAACGGTGTAGACGGAATATTTGGAGCGGACACAAAAGGCGCTGTTAAGGAATTTCAAAAAGCTAGTGGACTAGAGGACGATGGTATCGTCGGTCAAAAAACTTGGGCTAAGTTATTAGGGTTATGACAACGGTAGAACGACAACAAAAAACTAAAGTTAAAGAGGGATAGTTATGCTGATCGATGTAACAACATTTTTAATTTTCATGGGAGTGCCGTCAGCGGTTACAGCGTTTTGCTTTTGGGCAATACAAAGAAACATAAACAAGCGTGATGCTAGTAGAGATGAAACTGATAATGCAAGGCGAAAAAACGAGATATTGCTTATTAAGTGTGTTGGTGCTTCTCTTGCGCTTGGTGAAGCGACCGGAATGGCTTTAAAAAGTGGCACGTGTAATGGTGAGATGAGTAAGGCTTTAGAGTATGCACGACAAGTCAAGCATGAACAAAAGGATTTTTTAACAGAACAAGGTATCAATAATTTATTTTAAAAAAGAAACAATCTGCTTTGTTTCTTTTTTATTTATCTTGATAAAGAAAGGGGGATTTTAAAATGGATATAATGTCATACATAGTAAGTGAAGGTCTTATTCTGATACCAGTGTTATACTTGATAGGTATGTTGCTAAAATCAACACCAAGGGTATCTGACTGGCTAATACCGTACATCTTAGGAGTACTTGGTATAGTAGGTGCAGTTGCGCTATTGGGTATCAGTGCAAATTCGATAATACAAGGGATACTAATCGCGGGTGCAGCAGTATACACTAACCAGACTATTAAACAAACAGTAAATAAAGACAACGAAGCTAAAGCAGAGTAAATTTAATATAGTTATAAAGACAAAAAAGAGGCGGTGTAACAACCGTCTCTTTTTTTTTATTTTGGATAACTTGCCTAGAGGATAAATCTATCAATAATGCCGCGCTTATCAATTGGAAGGTCATCAACGGCTGAACTAAATATTATTTCATCCTCACTTATACCAGTAATGTATTCCTTTGCCCACTCTATATCCTCAAATGACAGACCATACCGTAGCATCCAGATTTCTCTTTCATCATCTGTACCATACTTAATGTATTTAAACAGCGTCAAAGCGCGGTTATCTTTCGTTTTCTCATAGTATTGATAGAAGATAGCATAAAAAATATCATTTAGCTTAAAGCCAATGAGCTTATCTAAATAGTCGTATGTGTCAAACACCACTCTATCATAATCGACATCTCTTGCTTTTGTCTTATGGTTACCAAAAAGGCTGAAGTTTGATAGTGTAGCATCCGGCAAATCCGCATACTGTGAAAAGAAATTTGCATAAAGACTTTCGAGCTTTCTTCTAATACGCTTTTTTTCATAGGGACTAGCTGTCTTATACTGTTTGTTCAATTTTTGTCGCTCCGGAACACGTGCAGTATAAGCATATCGATACCAACATATATTCTTAAAAGTCTTACCGTGAACTCTCCAAATCAATATTTTAATTGCTGTATTTAAAACACTTTTTTCACCTTCAGATAATACACGTCCTTTGAGGTAAAAAGAATACAGCTTTGCAAAATTATTATATAGTAAAAGCTTACATTCTTGGTCTTGGTTGATTTCTCTCAGAGAAATCAGGGAGTTCTCGACAAACATTGTGTTAAGAATAGCATCTACAATAGGATCAACATTATCTTCTCGCAAACGCTCAACTTCTTCATATGTTAAATTAAACTCGTCAGAAAAAGTACCGCTATTAATTGCTTCTTTAAATTCCTGATAGCTTTCATCTTTTGAAGGATCAGCAGTATCAAGCTGGGATATGTAACTAAGCGATTCGTCGCTTTGCATAACATTCCTAAAAGCACTCATGTTATTTTGGTGAATCACAACGCTCCCATAATCGAATTTTAATGAGCTTGTTGATCTTCCTGCACGGCCAATCAGATTCTTAATTGATAACGGTTTGCTCTTTGGGAACGTATTAAGATAAACAACATCAAAAGGCATATTTATGCCTTGCTCCAACGTTGACGTTGCAAAACACAATCTGCAATAGCCTTCTTGTGTAAAATGTTCAAGTAACAAGCGTGCTTGTAGGGGTAAAGAACCGTGATGAATAACAATTCCTTTTTTAAGTAAGTCAATCATTTGTGAGTAATAATACCCATCGTCTTTATCATCTGCTCCGATATATGCTTTTAACTGTTCTATATATCTTAAAGCTTTTTTATCTGTTAGTTGTGTACAGGCCCTAATATATTTTTGAAATGAAGTGAATACTTTTTTATCATAAATACTTGCCTTTGTGGTGTAAACTAATATGCTTCCACCATTGCTAATCGTTTGCATAAGCGGGTCATAATTGCTTTGCACTTTCTGCGACCCCATAATGTTTTTATCAGTTCCAAAATGATAATAAACCTCATTATCATGGCAAAAGAAGATTTGTCCAACGTTTTTCTGACGATATTGTAAAGCATTGGATTCATTTAAATCAAATTTATTTTTCAGTAACTGCGCATCAGGGTTAATTACAAAAGGATGTGCAAAAACGAATTTAGCATCAGGGTACGCGTTTTGGATTCTTCTTACTATACTGTCAAAATACAAAGCTCGTACAGAATCTTCGTTACTTAGTTGTGCTTCATCAAACAGAAATAATTCTATATCAAATTCTTTTTTAAACTTAAAAAGCTCTTTTGCTCTTTCAGGGGTAAGTATAAAAATGCTTCTTACTGCGTGCTTTATATTGATGCGATCTATAAAGGTTAAAATGTTAACGGTTTTGTCTTTTATCAGTTCACATGTTCTATCGTAATATTCATTTATTAATGCCCTTGAAGGAACAATTATTACCATATCTCTCTTAGATTGCTTGATTATGTCTCTGAATATATGGGATTTACCTGTACTTGTTGGCGCCGAAAAGCTGAAATATTTATAGTTGTTAATCTTGTCAATAATATTTGCTTGGACTGGAGTATAGCTATGTAAGTACTTTTCTTCAATATAATTACTATATGTCTTAAACAAGGCGCTTTCAAGAGTAGTAGGCTGGAGACTTTTATAAAAAACCCCCATTATTTCTAAAACTTCTTCTTTTTTTGTTGCGAAATAGTTAGGGTTGAAAATACATATGTACGTCAATATTTCAAGCACGGTAATAGATATAGGCCCATCACAAAACAGATTCTTAATTGCATAATGATATATTTGGTCAATGTTTTTATTATCTTGTATATCTTTAATAACATTATTCATATATTCACCGCCACAAGAACAATCTCATGATAGCATAATAATGACTGATAATTTTTGTTTCGCGTTATTCCTGTAATAAGGTTATCGCTAGATGCGTCTTTTACGGAAAAACCAACAGCAAATCCTTTGATTCCATCATTAGCATTTTTTAATGCACCAGGTCCACAAAAATCTCGTAATTCCAAGATATCGTTAATGTCCTTGTTCTCCGCAATAAATCTAACTACCTGTTTTAAACCCGTACCGTAAGCATTATCATCATGGAGATATTTTGCTTCACCAAATATCACTACTTCACAATCATTTTGACTGTGAAAATCAAAGCCAGGATTACCTGTCTTCTTCTTGTTGTACAATTCGGAAAGTGGAATATCTGAGTAATTCAGCTCACTAATAATAGCTTCCCTAGATAGCTCTGAAACCAAATACTCACCTGCGCTACCTGTTAGTGAATCATCTGATGAGGTAAGCAATTTTGTTTGAATATCATTTATTGTTTTTTGAGCTCTTACATTGAAGCTGTTGCGTATATACTCTTCGTCGAATTTGTTAATCCACGATAAATCAGATAAAGTGTAAAAAATATCTGAAAGAGTTTCATTCAGATTATCGGGATCAACCCTGATAAAGGTTGCTCTGTCGTGGTTTTCGGTGTCGAATTTTCTAACCTCAATAATTTTCAT